TTATACGAGATTGAAAAATATCCGAAAATTCATCAAAAGAAGCCTTTTGAATAAAAGGGTTATCTATTGTACCTTTTCTATTGTCATCATTAGCAATGTCGTCAAACAATCTAACACTGTAGTCATCACCACTTGAAAGATTATTTATAAAACCTTCTGTCTGTTGACTTCCTGCAATTTCACCTTCGACACCATCAATATTTCTTCTAATGTCGTAAATGGTTGTTGGTACAAAATTTTGAAAGTTTTCTACTGCCATTTGACCTGCATCACTAGCAGTTTTATCGCTTTTTATTATTTCTTCTACTCTTGTTTTATTACCTGCTAGATAGTCTTTTAATTCTTTTGATGTAATAGAACCACTATCTGGTAAACCTAGTATCTTATCTTCAAGACCAGTGAAAACCATTTCATCTGAAACACCTTTACCAAACTTTGATAAAAGACCTTTGGTTTGTCCTTCTTCTAGTCTTAATAAATCTCTGGCAGGGAACTTGTCTTGTCCTAATAAATCAATGGCTTTTTCTGTAGGCGAGAACATACCTAAGTCGTTTAGAACACCATAACCAAATTTGAATATACCACCTGCTTTTGACATTATGTACTATCCTCTAATCCTGATAGAGCACCTAAAGTACCAACTGTTGCAACTGGTGCAATTATTGATGCCATTATATCACCATCTTCTGCTTTCTTAGGGTCAAATTTTGCATTTATACTTCTTACATCACCTTTATCTGGATAAAATAATGCTACAGTATCAGGTTCATCAGTAATAAAACCAGTAAAACCAAGTTCTTTCATTTTTTTTCTAATAATTGGGTTATCTAATTTATGATATACACCTTGCCTTATTTGGGTAAAATAATCATCTATTGTTTCTTCACCAAAATAATCATCTGACATTTTTTTATATTTATTAAATTCTTCTAATTCTTCTAAACTTATATTTTTAAATTTATCTTGTAGTTGAGAAATTTGTTCTTTATCTCCATGAAATATATTCCTCATTTTAATTTTTACAGGCATAATTCTCAAACCTTCACTACCAAAATCTTCTTCTAACATTTCTGTTATATCACCTACATAGTTTTTATCGCCTGTAAAATAACTAGCACCTCTTGTCTGGTCGTTGGTTTCTATTTCTGGATTAAATAAACCTTCACCTTTTTTTGTTTCTGGTTTAAAATTTGTAAAATCTTTTCTGGTAACATGAAAGTAAGTTTGTGGGTCAAAATTTTCATTTTTAAATTTTTTACTATAATTTTTATACCATTCTTCATATTCTTTTTGAGATATTAACTTTCTTACATCTCGAGCTTGGTAATTGTTTAAAAGTTCTTCTGTTGCTGGGTAATTATATTGTGATTTAGCAAATGCATCTTGTTCTGCTTGTTCTTTTTTTAAATTTGATAATGCACCTACCTTTTCGGGTATATTTTCCAGTGCTTTACTTAATGCATTCATTAATACTTTTAATTTTGCCATTTACCAAGCCTTACAAGACCAATACCTAGCTGTTGTCTTATCGTTTGCAGTATCACAATTATGCCTTGCTCTAAACGATTTTCTTCTAGCAGGTGAGGTCTTTTTAATTCTCATGTTAGGGTCGCCAAATGTTATCTTTTTTACTTTACCTTTATCCATAACATAGACCATAGTTTTCTTTTTACCATATGAAGGTTCGCCTTTTGCTATTCTTCTTGGTTTATTCAATGTAACTTTTCTGCCTTTATATTCAGCCATTATTCGTCACCAAAAAAATAATTTTCTAATATTGAATCAACTATAGAATTAGGTTCACTATCTGATGCACCAAAATCTTCTAATTTTTCTTGTATTTTGTCCATATAGACCTTTGCATCTTCATAACTACCAGTTTTAATAGCATTTATAATCTCGTCATTCATGGTTTTATTAGCAAATTCGTAACCATCTTCATCTTTAAATAACTGAAAGTCTATAGCTCCTATACCTTTTGCTTTTAATGGTTGCTCTGCTCCTAACATACCTTTTTCTTCAAACTGTACAACACTTCCCTTTTCTACATTTGGTATATTTTGATTATCTATATTACCTAATGCACCAACATTAACATCAGGCATCATCTTATCCTTTATCAATTCACCTAAAACACCTTTTAATATTTTAAGTTTACCTGCCATTATGCATTTGCTCTTTTCTTAGCAGTAGGTGATAAATCTTTTTTGTGAACAAGATATTTACTAGATGCAGTATGAGTTTTACCAGACATAACTCTGCCTTTCGCATCTTTATGTGTAGCACCTTTATATTCTTTACCATTTTTAAAATAATGCTTTATACCTTTAGCCATTTTAAACTCCTATGCCTTTTTGGTTTTCTTTTTACCTTTTAGTAAATCGGCATCTGCTTTTCTAGCTCCACCTTTACCAGATACGAATGATTTAACCCTACCCATAGCCCATTGTTGTGCAGAAACCTTTGGTCTACTGCCAGAAGAATAATATGCTCCTAGTCCTCTTTTATATACCTTATCAAGTTTTTCTTTTGAAAATCTACCTGCACCTTTAATACCAGAATATTTACCACCTTTTTTCTTTTTGGTTTCTGCCATTACGACTTACTCCTTTGTTTGCTAATTTTATCCATCATGGCTTTTGTAAGTTTGCCTTCTTTGTATAATTTAGCAGTACGTTTTATTTCTCTTTCTCTCGCCTTAGGGTTCTTTGCACCTGCGAGATATTTCTTAGGAGTACCTTTCTTGGTCTTTGGTACCTTTTTAAACTTTCTTTGTTTTGGTTTTTTTGCCATTTTTCTTCTTCTTTTTAAGTTTTGCAAAATCAGCACCAGTAATAGCATTTCTAGGTTTTGCTACCCTAGCAAGTGCTTTTTGTTTTTTTGAATACTTTGTAAAAGGCATTACATATCTACCTTTGGTGAACCATGACCAAGAATATCATTCATCATTTCATGCATATTTCCAGAATCCATTTTGATGACTTTGACTTTCATATCGCCATGATGGTCGTCATCTTCTTCTATTTCTTCTTCTTCTGGTAACATCATTGTTTGATGACAAAGAAGTAAAAAATTAACTAGCTGTTCGTCGCTTAGTTCTAGGCCTTCCTCGTCTCTTTTGAAGCCCATCTTCTCCTCGAATAGTTCTTCGTTCTTCTCCATGTTGCCTATTTCTATTGCTTCCATGTTTTTCTCCTTCTGGTTTAATGAATAATCCTATTCCGTAACAAATAGCCTCTCCCAGAAACTTCATCGCTTTAATTGAATATCTTTTTTTCCCAACCTTACCATCAGACATATCAAATGCCATTTGTTCAGCCCATCTCATAGCTATTGGTGTTATTATATTATATATAAAACCTCTATTTCGCATCTTTTGTGCTATTGGTTTTCCCCATATAGCATAACCATTGTATATTTTTTTATTTACTTGTTGTCCGTATCTTTGGTCGTATTTGTAAATACCTATAGGCATTTGACCCATTTCGTATAAAGCAGTACATATAAAAGTAGATTCTGCATTTGCAGTATCACCTTGATTTTCTATTGTTACTGCTCTAGCAAAATCTTTATCATAAGTTGATTTACCTGTTTTGGCGTCTACCATATTTGTAACATTAGATTGATTAATTTTATCTTCTGCAAATTGGTCTGTTGTTTTTAAATTATCATCAAATCTTCCCTGCATATCTCGTATTGCATAAGAACCCATTGCAGATTGAAATTCGGCATCTCTAGCTGATGGCGTTCTATCTGTTAATTTATCTAATGTACTTCTATAATCATCTCCATATTCTGCAAAACTACCACTAGAAAATGGCTGTGTGAAATATGTTTGTTCTGGTTTATAAAAATCAGTGGTTCTATCATCTAATTGTTTTTGAGTATACATTCGTTTTTGAATTGGTGCTAAATCTAAGTCTGGCCTTTTCTGCATCATAAAATTTTGTATATCATCACGAGTTATATTAGATGTAGTAGAGTAAGGGTCATTATCTTTAAATGCCTTGATTTCTTTAATTAAAGAGTTTGTTGCGCTATCATTCATACCAGAACTAATTGATGTATCTTTAAATCCCTTATCAACACCATAAAATTTATTGGCAGAGTCTTCTAATTGATATTTACCTATTGCTTGACCTATATTAGTTAAACCTCCAACAAAAGGTAATGCACCAAAAACAGTTTCTGGTCTAAGTCTGAAATCTGAACCAAATCTTTCAAAAGGCTTAAAACCTGCTTGTTCTGCTAATATACCTTCTTTAATAGTTCCTAAATCACCTAAGGTAAATTCTGGTTTTGATTTCTCTGCCATTTATGTCTCTATGTACCCATTGCTTCTTTTTGCATATCAAGGCTTTGAGTTCTATCTGCATCAAACATATTTTCATTTTCACGAACCACACTATTTGTATCTCTAGTTGGAAGTGAACCTAATGCTCCCTCAGGCATTGTATCTGCTTCATTGACACCTAAAATAGCCTGCAATGCATCTTCTAATGTTACACCCATACTTGTTAATCCCTCTATTGCCTCTCTATCAGACATAGTTAAGTCACCAAGCATTTTCATCATTTCGCCTTCACGACCTCTACTATTTGGGTCTAGTTTTTTCATTTCATCTAGTATATTGCCTGTCATACCTGCACCCATAGCACCTTTTAATTGCATAAGTTCTTGCTCGTTAAAATCTGATGGTTCTCCAGTAGTTTTGCTTAACATATCTATTAATTCTTTTGTAGATATTTCAGGTATGTTTAGATTTTTAAGGTTTGGGTCAGGTATACCTTTATTAGCTACAACAGGTTTGTTCATCATAGAATCTATACCCATATTCATAGAAGCAGGTATTCTTTCTTCTCCCATTCTATCCATTCTTTTCATCATATTTAAATATTCTTGTTTACTAGCCATTATAAAACTCCTTTATCGATTTGTTTAGCTAAGTTTTTTTCTCTTAATATTGCCAAGTCTGCTTCTAACTTTGCAAATTTGGCATTTATATCTGCCTGTGTTTTAGCCTGTTCCATAGCTAAATCTTGTTGAAATTCTGCATCTTTAATCTGCATATCTTGTTTCGCTTTTGCTGATTCTATCTCAAGGTCTTGTTTGGTCTTCATCTGTAACATTTGCGCTTCTAATTGTGCTAATTGTTGTGCAAATTGTAAAGGATTTCCTTGTTGTTGTTGTTGACCTAGATTTGTAATAGCATCTATTTGTGCCATTTGAGGTGATTGTGCAACGACTTGTGATGCTCTTTGTGAAATCTGCATATCAAGTTCTGGCGATAAATCTTCAAATTTAAATTTAGGGTCTCGTATATCTGGTAGTGGTGCTAGTTGCATACCGATAGCTGTTTGCATTCTTTGTCTATACAATAAGGCAATATGTTCTGCTATATGTGCAATTAATACTGGTTGTAAATTTCTTGCACCGGGATTTCCACCAAGCGATGGGTCTTGAATGAATTGCATATGAACTGCAATATGAGCATCGTGGTCTTGTTCTGGGAATGCTCTTATAGGTTTACCATACATAACAGACATATTTTCATCTACTGGGTCTATTCTAACGGCTTCTTCTGGCTCTTTTAAAACTTCGCCAATATTTGGTATTCTTAATGCCTCTAACATTCTTTTATGAGTGTCGTACATATCATAAAGTTGTGGTGCTGATTGTGATAATTGTAAAACGCTCTGTGCTTGTGCAATTCTCTGTGCAGTACTGAAAACGTTAGGGTCTGAAACTGGTACAATATCAATCGTACTATCAAAATCAGTAGAGAATATTTTGGTTGTTACACCTGATATTGCAAATTCAAACTGTTCTGGTAAATATTTTGCATTAGATTTTGCGATTAATTTAAATTCTTGTCCTTGAGAATAATGTAGTCTTTTATGAATAGCACTAAATGCTTTACTACCTTGTTCTATAAGAGCAACAGTAGAACCAACAGGTGCATTTGGATTTACGTCACCAACATTTAAATCAGCAGTACTAGCAAATCTCTGCCCTGCTTGAACAATAGCATTCATTAAATTAAATAATGTTTGTGATGGTTCTTTAAATGGTAGTGGCATTATAGCTTTATTAACATCATCTACAGTAGCATCTAAATCAGCAAATTCACCGGGATTTACTTGTAAGTCTCCTCCAGTAACCCTGCCTTTTAGTTTAAATCCGCCTTGCATATTACTGAAAGCCGCCGAATCTAATAATGCTCTTAGTGAACCAGTCGCCGCTTTTCCAAGACCTCCTATTAAATGAAATAGACCAAATCCATAGAAACCAGTACCCGGCAAAAATCTATATGAAATAAAATAGTTCTGTCTTAATTTCTTTTCGTCTTCTTGTTCCCAGTTTCTTCTTACTGATACAATCTTTTGTGAATCATAATCTATTGTTACTACATAGGGAAATGCCACCATGTCTTGGTTTTCTTCATCATCTACAATACCATCAATACCATCAAAAGTTTCGTAAACGTGCATTTCAATAAGCGTAACTGTTTCGTTATGTGCTTCGTCTCCTTGAGAAACACCTTCTATGTCTTCGCCAATACTTCCTGCAGGGTCTATCTCACTACCCATATATTTAATCGGCAGATAATATCCACCTTCTACATAACGATTATAGTCGTTTCTTGGCATTCTTATTATGTGTGAATATCTAATAGATGTAAGTAAATCTTTACTATCTGGTGCAACAATAAAA